GAATTTTTCGGTCAAATCGAGGTAAGTTAGGTTAGGTTAGGTTAGGTTAGGGGAGTTAGGGCAGCTAGATTAACTTTAGATTAGTCATATGCTCCGTTGGTTGGATCGTTACCCCGTTACGATCGAAACGAAAGGGTCTGGGACAGTACTGAAATGCAAGAAGATTTGGATTACTTCCAACGTCGATCCCAGGCTATGGTATGCGGGAAAGATTACAGAAGAACAAGTCGAAGCTTTGATGAGAAGAATGACGGTGATTCACTGTCCTACCGAGATGATATTTTCTACTTTGAGTGAATAAGAAATAAATCTTTCGAGCCTCCAGTATTACTTACAGGCAAGGAGGCTCAAAGGCTCACCCTTTTAATATAAAAGCAGGTGACCCTAACCCCTAGTTTACCGACCCCTATGCCCCCCCGCCCGTTCGCACGTTTTAAACGTACCCGAAATAGATCTAATGATCGAAGGTCTGCTGGATCCTCTCTTCCGTCTCCCCGTAGAAGTAGAAGATTAGTTCGTACTAGAAATTTTCGAAGAAGTAGTAGTGGAAATGATGTAGCTAGATATTTGTTAGCTGGTTCGACGTTCAGTGCTGGATTTATGGGTGCGATACAGACTGGAGGTGTTATTCCTATAGCTTTAACTGGTGTTCTTCCAGCAATCAATGCGATGGATTGGCATCCTGTTTCTGTTATGCCAGGTGAAGACTCAGTAATTGATTTAAATGATCCGGATTGGAGTAATTTGCAGCAATATCGGACTGATAGCCACCCATCTGAACAAGTTATTGGGAGAAGTCTTGGTAGCAATGAACCGCGTTCCTATTCTTCTTATATGCGCCGTGCTAGTATTAGTAGTGAACCTATGCCTTATATTAGCGATAGTTTGTTTAATTCTGAAAGTAGTGGTAGTCGAAGAAGTAGCATTGTTAGTTCAATTCAAGACTTAGAGATGTTACCGGCGACTCACGCTCCAACCCTTCCTGGGCGAATACTTGATCCACCGGTCTTGGAAACGAGGAGGATCAGAAATGTGCATATAAAGGGTTTGCAATTTACTTTAATTGAATAAATGGCCTTTCGTCGTAAGAGTAATAGGAAAGTTTTAAAGACTAGTTTTAAGAAGAAGAGTTATAGAAAGAGAGGTGTTACTAAAAGAAAGTACCAGAAAAAGAAAAAGTATCAAAAGAAAAAGTTTACCCGCCGTAGAAGAAAGCAAAAGAACTTGATTCACAAGTTGACTAGTGCTGATACTCGTTTCGAAAGTGGTGGCACTTGTGAAAGTTATGGCGGCACAGATACAACTGCTACGTTGGGTGTCGGACAAGATATTTTTGTAGGACACGGTACCGTTGGCAATTATACGTTACAAGCATTTTGGAAAGCTGTGTTGAAAAAGTTGATGTCTCAATATGGAATTTATTATAATTCTGATCAGGAAGTGGTATTCAAACAGACTGGGAATACTCAAGCTCATAAAATCAGAATATCATGGAGATTTGCAGAAGATAATTATGAAGTTACGAATAAGGATATAATTATTAGTGCTGATGATGATGTTCATAATTTCTCGATAGGAATGTATACTAATTTTCAAACGAGCTTATTGACGAAGATCAGTAGCTCCAGTTTCCAAGTTCCGATGATTAAACATGTACAGTTACTCGAAACAGGCAGTGGATTTGAGAAAGTTCTCGCTTCACTTCCTATGGACAGGGCAATTGTTAAATTTAGTTATTCAGCTACTATGAAGTTTCAGAATAGGACCAAGTCGGATGCATCGAGTCCAGAATCGTTTACAGATATATTGAATGTGAACCCATTGCAAGCTCGCTTGTATAAAGGAAAAGGATATAAGAATTGTATTGAAATGAAAGGAAATGTATTTAGCGATAGAACTGCTGCAGGTACTCCAGCAACAACTTATAGAGGATGGGTGCCAGTGGGTGATAATAACACGAATGGATTGATATATTCGAATGATGCAAGACATGTCTTGAATTGTTTTCAGATGTTACCAACGAAAAAGGAAGTTAAAGTTAGTAGCACAAAAGATTTTGTATTACACCCGGCACAGATTGTGAAAGATTCCGCGGCGTTTAAAACCACTATTGGAATTTTTAACTTCTTTAAAAGAGTTATGACTTCTATGACTACGAATTCTTATGAGAAGATGGATTTTGGAATAGCCCATGTAGTTGGATTTGATAAGTTATTATTTGACAGGACTACTCTGGTTAATGGCGGTGGGGCAAGTGCGCAGAACCCCGTTGTTATCTCTTGGCAATTGGAGAGCAGGTATGTATGTGATATTACTATCAAAAAGCAAACTTGTGTACCTTATGTATCGGTAAGTAACTACCAGAATGCGATTGAAACTTAATTTATTGATTAATAAACAACTTCCTTCTTATAGTCGAGGTTCCCTTTAATCTAATCTCAATTTTGATGTATTGCTCCAACGTGATGTTAGTGTGATTCCATAGAAAGTCTAAAATAGTTTGAACAGACTTATCCGAGATGTCGCTGCTAAATCTTAAAAGTGCCATAGCAGAAAGTAGGCTCACGCAAGCTCGTTTAAATACATTTTAGACCGTGGGAAAATACCGTGGGAAAACCCCGCTATCGATCAAAACCTTCCTATCTGGGACGTTCTCACGGTCCAAACAACAAACAAACGAAAATGCATATAAAGCGGGCCTGAAAGTGCCCATATTTTTTATGGCTCGTTATGAACAAGGAAAGTTTTGGATCTGTACTCTACATGACCCTACTCAGTCTTTACATTTGGATGAAGAGCTACCTCCTTATTGGATATCGAAGAATATTGAATATTCTAAAGGTCAATTGGAAAAAGGTGAATCTAATGGCGCTCTCCATTGGCAGTTTGTCGTATGTTATAAGAAAAAAGTCAGAAGAAACACTGTTGTTACTACTATTGGACATGGCGTCCATGTTGAACTTACCACCTCCCCCGCGGCCAACGACTATGTCCACAAGGATGCAACTAGCATGGGCCATCGCTGGGAATACGGATCTCTTCCCAAGAAACGGAACACGTGCGCTGATTGGGATACTATCTGGAAGAACGCGAAGGATGGCGATATTGAAGCAGTCCCTGCTAACATCCGCGTTTTGCATTATAATTCTATCCGCCGTATCGGTATGGACTTCATGAAGCCAACCGCTCTTGAGAAGGAGGTGAAAGTATTGTGGGGTCCAACCGGGGTCGGTAAATCTCGTATGGCCTGGGAAGAGGCAGGGTTAGACGCATACCCTAAAGCCCCAACAACCAAGTTCTGGGACGGATATCAACAACAGGAGAATGTGGTAATGGACGAATTTTTCGGTCAAATCGAGGTAAGTTAGGTTAGGTTAGGTTAGGTTAGGGGAGTTAGGGCAGCTAGATTAACTTTAGATTAGTCATATGCTCCGTTGGTTGGATCGTTACCCCGTTACG